GGGTCATACACCGCCAGCACCGGTACCGCCGTTATCTGAAAATACCCCGGCGTCAGTTCAATGGTGGCGGGTTTTGCTGGCGCGTTAATCCGGAAGGTGGTGATGGCCGGTTCCCCCTGCTGGCCATAACTGTTAATTGCCCTGACTGTCAGGGTGTATTCCCCGAGCGGCAGACCACTGAAACGATGCTCTGTATCCGCAGTGATGGCGGTGGTCACCAGACGGCTGTCCTGACCGCTTCCACTGGTCAGGCGCAGACTGAAGCGCACGCCCTTCACCACCCGCGGCGTGTCCCATTTCGCCTGCGCCAGATACTGGCTGTCAGCTGCACTCACCTCCACCGTCAGGTGCTGCACTGCCGGAGGGATGACGCTGTTCAGGGTGCCGCTCTGGTCGCCGTCAAAGTGCGCCCCGTTATCCACGATGGCTTCTTTTTCCGGTACGTGCTGCACTGCCGTGATGGCAAAGGTGCCGTCCGTGTTTTCCCGGATGGAGACACAGCGGAACAGGCGACGACGCAGTGACGGCAGGGAGAGCCCCCACACACCGTATGTCTCCACGCCATCCGGCAGGGTGCTGACCTGTATCCGGTCCGGCGCGGGGTGTGCAGTGATGGCCACGCTCACCGGCTTACCGCTGCCGTTAATCAGGTTCACCGTGGCGGCACCGGTCTCCGGCAGGGTCACCTCACGGTCCAGTGTCAGGGTGCGGCTGGCGGCATCGATGGACAGGATACGTCCGCCGGTCATGGTCCCGGCATAGTCGTTATCACAGATTTCAATAATGTCACCGGGTGTGTGACGCAGCCCCTGTGACCCGAGCGTGAAATCCACCGTCTGCGTTTCCAGCAGTCCGGTCTTTATCACCCACAGCCCGGCACGGTGGGCCTGACCGCGACTGGTACAGCCGAACGCATCCATCTTCAGCAGGTTGCGCCCGTAGCGCAGTATGGCTTCCGGGTCTTCCACCAGTTCCGTGGAGGTCTGCCAGCCGTTCTGCGGGTCGGTGTAATTCACCTCCACCGCCGTGTGGCGGTCCTTCAGGGCGCTGAAGCTGTAGCGAAACCCCACGCCGTTATCATCCACCACCACATCACTGCTGGTGTAGGGCCACACCACATCTGACGGACGGTCCTGCACAAACGTCAGCGTCTGCCCGTTCCATACCGGCATACAGCGCATCGCCGAGCAGAAATCACTGAGAACGTCCCACGCCTTACGCTGTTGTGACAGGTACGCATTGAAAGTCATCCGCGGCTCTGTGCCCCCGAAACCATCCGGGACCGTCTGGTCGCAGTACTGCGCGTGCGGCTGGCGGCATCGATGGACAGGATACGTCCGCCGGTCATGGTCCCGGCATAGTCGTTATCACAGATTTCAATAATGTCACCGGGTGTGTGACGCAGCCCCTGTGACCCGAGCGTGAAATCCACCGTCTGCGTTTCCAGCAGTCCGGTCTTTATCACCCACAGCCCGGCACGGTGGGCCTGACCGCGACTGGTGCAGCCGAACGCATCCATCTTCAGCAGGTTGCGTCCGTAGCGCAGTATGGCTTCCGGGTCTTCCACCAGTTCCGTGGAGGTCTGCCAGCCGTTCTGCGGGTCGGTGTAATTCACCTCCACCGCCGTGTGGCGGTCCTTCAGGGCGCTGAAGCTGTAGCGAAACCCCACGCCGTTATCATCCACCACCACATCACTGCTGGTGTAGGGCCACACCACATCTGACGGACGGTCCTGCACAAACGTCAGCGTCTGCCCGTTCCATACCGGCATACAGCGCATCGCCGAGCAGAAATCACTGAGAACGTCCCACGCCTTACGCTGTTGTGACAGGTACGCATTGAAAGTCATCCGCGGCTCTGTGCCCCCGAAACCATCCGGGACCGTCTGGTCGCAGTACTGCGCAATGGCATACAGCGCCCACTTGTCCACATCCGCCGCCCCCAGGCGTTTTCCCATTCCGTAGCGCGGGTGGGTCAGCATGTCCCACAGGCACCAGGCAGGGTTGTTGCTGTATGCCGGTTTCAGGCTGCCGTCCCAGATGCCGCTGTACGTGCGTTTTTCCGGGTCATAGTTTGACGGTACCTGGATGATGCGACCGCGGATATGGTAGTTCACCGTCATCTGCTGACCGCCAAACTGCTCCGCATCCACCTGCAGCCCCACAATCGCCGTGTTCGGGTAGCACTGTTTCACATCGATGATTTCGGTGTATGACGACCAGAGCGTCTTATTCTGCAGCTGGTCCGAGGTGCTGTCCGCTGTCTCCCGGACCATCCGGATGTTAAAGGGCCGCTCAGGCAGATTATCCAGAATCACCGACGCCAGAAACTGCGAGGTGGTCTTGCCGTTAATGGTGACATCCTTTTCCGTCACCCAGTTACCGTTACGCTGCAACTGAATCAGCAGTCGGACAGAAGAGTGATTACGGTCGCCCTTTGAGGTGGTCTCCAACAGTGACTGCACCCCGAAGGTGACCCGCAGGCGGTCAATGTTCGCGGACGTAATGGTGCGCGTCACCGGCTTTGCCTTCGTCACTTCCACGCCCAGTGCGGTTTCCGCCCCGGAGGACTCAAAGCCTTCAGGTGGTGTCTGCTCCTGCTCCCCGGCGCGCCAGACCGCTGTCACACCATGTATCACAGGATTACCGTCCGTGTCCGTCAGCGGGGTTTTGTTCACCAGGATACTCTGCAGCCCCTTCACCGGACCTTCAATCGGCCCTTCACCAATGGCATCAATCACGCTCATCATCTGCGTGGACTTAAGATTGTCCTTTGCCTCTACCGGCGTGTGCGCCTTGCCGCCACCTTTGCCCATTGTCTCACCCTTTACTGTGATAACTGTTACGCACAAAAACAACAGGCATCCCGGAGGATGCCTGTATCATGACTGAATAAAACTTCTGAATATCTTCACATTTTCACAAACTGACTGTGGTGCTAATAATTTCTCTGCGTTAATGTTTTTTTGCCCGAGCACCAGAAACAAAAATAACTCCTTAACGTTAATCTTTGTCTGTCCCCGCAACTCTGCGGGATTTTTTTATTCTTTTTACCTCTGCCGCCCGATAACCACGACCGCCCGCCACAAAATTCACCGCATCCAGAAAACGGGCATACACCCGGCGGCGGACCACCGTGGCACCCACCAGGCTCTGCAAATCCTCCGCCATCCCGGTGACAAGACCGAACAGATTGGACACCGTCAGCGACGGGCGGGCACTGCTGCCCTTTCCGTTCATCTCAAAGCCACTGCCCTCAATCGGGTACGCCTGATATTGCCGCCCCTGCCAGGTCACCGGCTCCCTTTTTTCATTCAGCTCATTGCAGAAAAAATACCGCTCACCGCCCTGCACCGTCAGGTCGATTTCCCAGAGCACCACCCGCGGTGACTGCTCTGACTTAACCGACTCGTTCAGGCTTTCTTCATGAATATTCTGCATCAGTTCACCACCTGCTCTATCGTGCAACTGAAATCACTGTACCGGGCATTATCCGTGACACTCCACTCACGGCACACAACCCTCACCGTCCGGTTATGTTTCGGCGGTCGCCACAAAAAGGCACGGTAACCACCATGCCAGGATAAAAATTCATCCAGCCAGCGCCGGGTTGACTCATCCGTCACCCGGAACACCGCCTGAAACGTCTTCAGTTGAGGATTCAGCCCTGTGGGGCGGCGCTGTTCATAACCGTCACCAAACCGCACCCTCACCACCGACGGCTTCTCACTCACCTGCATCCCTTCACGCGGGACCAGATGCAGCGTTTTTATCTCAGCCACTCAGCATTCCTCCGTCACGTCGCATGGACAGCATCACCGCCTGCACCCGCTGGTCAATCAGCTGCACAAGACTGCCTGCCGCCTCCGGCCCTATCTGTCCGTTAGCCCCGTCATTCTGAATGGCAATGTGGTAGACCGGGGAATACACCAGACCAGCACTGCCGTTCATACTGCCCACGGCGCGTACGCCCAGCGAGCCATCCGCCGCCCGGGTCAGGGGCATAATAGCTTCAGGTCCGGCTTCCCCCATCAGCCCGGCCCCTTTTGCAAACGCAAAGTACGTGGGCGTGTCCACAATGCTGTTGCTGTACGCGCTCAGGTTTGCCGAGGTATACACGCCGCCTTTTGCATTGGCCACCGCTCCGCCCAGCCAGTCACCAATGCTGCCGAGAAATCCTCCCGCACCGGACATACCGTTTGCCGCCGTCTTAATTCCGTTGACAATCGCGGCATTCATAAGAACTTTTGATATTTCCTGCAGTACGGATGAGGCCCAGCTGCGCCATTCCACTTTATTTCCGTTCAGCATCTCCGTGATGTTATTCACCATCCCTGAGATACCCTCCGTCGCCAGCTGTGCTGCCTGTGAGGCGTAATCGGACGCATTATCCACCCAGTTACTGAATCCCTCCTGCAGCCCTTTCTGCCAGTCCGCACGCTGCACATCCGATTCGGCATAAAAGACTGCCTGGTCCTTAAGGCGTTCGCTCAGATACTGCGCGTTCTGTGCCAGAGCCTGTCTGTAAAAATCCTCACTGATATCCCCGGTCTGATACTGAGACTGAAGGTCCGCATCCTTCTGGCGGAAGCTGTCGCGGATCTGCTGCAACTCCCGCATGCGTTCTCTGGCTCGCTCCCCCTGCCCGTACCCCAGCAGTTCAGCATCATTCGACGCACGCGCAGCCGCATTCTCATTCTTCAGTGTCTCTTCCCGGGATCGCAACTGTTCCCGGATTTTTTGCTGGTCAATCAGGGTCGCGTTACGCAGCAGTTCCTGCTTCTGCATCTCCGTCAGGGTTTTCAGTTCACCCAGCGCTGTCTGGTATTTCAGCTTCGCCAGCTCTGTATTCTGCCCCACCAGTGCCAGTTGCTCTTTCTGCTGCTTCAGCAGCCGGGAAAAACTGTCTTCCGCTTTTTCCGTCTCTGATTTTCCACCCCGGGATTTGGGT